CTCGGCTTACTCCATTGGATTCAGCAGCTTCATCGTTGAGACATCAAAGAACTTGTCGCTCACCGACGAGCCCTTCTCGTTCATCGTATTTGGCCTCAGATAGCAATTCTTCAGCGTAGCAAGGGTTCAGCCCCTGAAATTCGGGGATGGACGTGGCTCTTCAGTTCCAACCCATCTCGATTCCGTTTGCAGGCGGCATCGACTCAAAGACTGACCCGAAGCGAGTGCTTCCAGGGAAGCTCCTTGCTCTCCAAAACGGCGTCTTCACCAAGGGCAAGAAGATCACGAAGCGCTATGGCTACGACGCCCTTTCGACGACGATCCAGGGAGTCTACGGGGCCACGATCACCTCGTCCCAGTCCATGGGGTTCTTCGAGAACGAGATGCTCCTGTTCTCGTCGAACTACCTGTACTCTTGGAGCCCGTCGACGAACACCTGGGCCCAAAAGACCCAGTGCTACTCCGTTCGGAACTCCAACCAGACGGTCGTGAGGAACCAGGGCGTTCAGAGCGTCCCCGATCTCGCGATCTGCCAGGGCATCCAGGTCTTCGTCTACGAGGACACGTCCAAGGGCGGCGTCTGCATGACGGTGATCGACTCCGCAACGGGAGCGGTCCACCAGAACAACGTCCAGCTCGATGCAAGTGGGGTGACCCCTAAGGCAATCGCGATCGGCAACCAGATTTTCGTCTGGTACATCACCGGGACTAACCTCGCGCTCAGGATCTTCAATCCTCAGACCCCTTCCCTGATCGGAAACGCGACCAACGTTTTCACAGACGTTCACGGGACCTACAAATTCTTCGACGTCGGCGCGCTCAGCCAAAACATGATCGTGGCCTACTGCTCGAGCGCCAACACGAACGAGATCAAGGTCGCCTACGTTCTTCCCACGGGCACGGTTGGATCCGTTTCGAACGGCTATCCCAATACAGCGGTCATCTCTCAGACCTGCACGAACTGCCTGGGGCTCGCGATCTATCCGACGACCGGGCTGATCGCCGTCTTCTACGGAAACAGCTCGAGCCTCTCCACGACGGGCAACACGACGAACGGACAGCCGACGGTCACGAACCTCGCATCCACCGCTGGCCTTTCAATCAACGATCCGGTCAGCGGAACGAACATCCAGGTGGGCTCGAGGATCATCGCGATCAGCGGAACAACGATCACGCTGAACAACAACGCGACCGGAACCACGACTGGCGGATCTCTCACGATCACGACGGGCGGCCTCATGTATACGGCGCTCAACTTCGATTTCTCGGTCGCCCAGGCCTCCGTAATGCTCGACTCCGACACGACGACGCCGGCGATTCGCGTTGCTCCGTATTTCCTTACGCCCGCCCAGGTCGCAGCACAGGGCCTAAGCGGGATCCAACTCGGCGCCTACTGGGAAAAGGCGACCTCTTCAGGCAACGCCTACGACCACATCGTGATCGGAGGCGGAAGCTTCTCGGTCATCTGGCCCTACAACTCGTTCTTCGGCGTGGGTACGCTGATGCGCTCAGTGGGGCTCGCTTCGAAGGCGTTCGTGGTGGGAACCGACACGCTCGTCTGCGTGGTTCACGACTCGACCCTTCAGGGCACGTTCTTCGTCATCAACTCGAATGGGATCGTCGTTTCCAAGATGATGCCCGGCCAGGCGGGGGGCCTTCCGGCCAAGCAGGTCCTTCCCTCGGTCACGGTCGATTCCTCGAACAACGTCTACTTCCCAGCGCAGATCAAAACGAAGTTTGTCTCGAACGGAAACACGACCTTCTTCCTGAAGGGCATTTCTCTTGAGACGATCGCGTTCAGCCCAAGCTCGCCTTACATCTCTCGCGAGATCAGCCAGAACCTCCTCATCGCCGGCGGCTATGTCCAGGCCTACGATGGTTCGAATCCCGTCGAACTTGGGTTTCACTTTTTCCCCGAGAACATCACGGCGACCCCGTCCACCACGGGCGGAAGCATGGCCGCTGGGACCTATGCCTACTACGTCGTCTATGCGTGGCAGGATCGGTGGGGACAGATGCACCGATCGACCCCCTCGGTCGCCATTCAGGCGGTTATCGCGAGCGGGTCAACCGGGTCGGTCGCCTTCTCGCTTCCGACTCTCCGGGTGACCGCAAAGTCGGGCGTCATGATCGAGGTCTACCGGACAACCGCAAGCGGAACCACGGCCTACCTCGTGACCTCGTTCTCTTCTCCGACCATGAACTCGACGACGTCTGACACGGTCGCGTTCACGGATACGAACGCCGACTCGAGCATCACGGCGAACACGATCCTCTACACGACGGGCAACGTGCTCGGAAACGATGCCCCTCCCTCGGCCTATCTGCTCGACGTGAACAAGAACCGCTGCGTGATCGCTGGGCTCGAGGACCCGCTTTCCTGGGGCTACTCCCAGCAATCCCAACAGGGCTCGGGGATCGCCTTCAGTTCCTACTTCATCAGCCGCATGGACCCCCTCGGGGGGCCGATCACGGCCGTGAAGTTCATGGACGACAAGATCGTCTTCTTCAAGAACTCCTACATTTTTTTCGTCTCGGGCGATGGCCCGGATAACACGGGAAACAACAACACGTTCACGCAACCGATTCTGGTCACGACGGACGTTGGATGCGTGAACCCGAAGAGCTGCGTGCTCACGCCCCAGGGGCTCATGTTCCAGACGGCCAAGGGGATTTACCTGCTCGAGCGCTCGCTTCAGGTGAGCTACATCGGCGCCGACGTCGAGGCTTACAACTCGCAGACGATCACGGCCGCGACGCTGATCGAGGACAAAAACCAGGTGCGCTTCCTGGTGAGCTCGGGCGTGACCCTCGTTTACGACTACTACTTCGGCCAGTGGTCGACCTTTACGAATCACACGGGTACCGACGCCGGACTCTGGAAGGGCACGACCTACGTCTACGCGCGCTCGAATGGCCAGGTCTACCAGGAGGACTCGAGCACTTACCTCGATGCAAGCTTGCCTTTCGCGCTCGTGATTCAAACGGCGTGGATCAAGCTCAACAGCTTGCAGGGCTTCCAGCGCGTGAAGAAGGGCTGGTTCCTGGGCGACTATCTCTCCGAGCACCAGCTCCGCGTCCAGGTCGCCTACGACTACAACGACTATTTCTCCGAGCAGCACCTCTTCAACGCCACGAACCTCCTCGGCTCGGAGTACTACGGCCAGTCGGGCACGACCTATGGGAGCGAGAGCCCCTACGGGGGTGTGTCCACTTCGGCGTATCAGTTCCGACTCAACCTGGCCCAGCACCGCTGCCAGGCCATTCAGTTTCAATTTGATGACATCCAGAACCCCATTACTGGGCCCAGCTATAGCATCTCTGATCTTCAGCTCGAGGTCGGGCTCAAGAAAGGAGGAATGCGGCTCCCCGCTGCTCAGCAAGTATGATCGAGGCAGTTCCCTTCATCCCCGCGGATCACTACGAAATGCTTTGCCAATGGGCCGAGAAGCGCCACATGGCCAAGCCGCCCCTTTTTTTGCTACCATCTACTGGGCGGATCGTTCCCGGTGTGGCCGCCGCGTTTCTCTATAAGACCGACTCCCGGGTCGGCTTCATCGAGAACCTGATTTCGAACCCGGACGCGAATCCGGGTGTTTCTTCCGAAGCGATAGATCTCTGCGTCCTTGCGATCGCAGAAGAGGCTAGGCGCCTCGGCTTCGAATTCCTTTGGGGTTCCACCTTCATCCCCGGAGTGGTCGAGCGAGCGAAGCGGCTTGGGTTTGTAGCCCGGCCCGAGCGCCTGACTCTGATCACTCTGAGGCTTTAAGTGAGTTTCGTCGGAAACCTGCTCGGCACGAACGCCAATAACCAGTACCAAAACGTCGTCCAGTCCCCGGGCCTGCAGCAGAACCCCTTCACGCAAGGGTATCAGCAGCAGGGGAACGCGCTCACGAATCAGGGGACGGGCTACCTCGCGCTTGCGAACCCTGGGGCGCAGAACCAGACGGCCGCTCAGCAAAGCGCGCTCGCCCAGGCGCTCATGGCGCAGTCGACGGGTCAAAACCCCGGGCTCGCCGGGGCGCTCCTGAAGCAGGCCGGAGATCAGTCGGCCGCGCAGACGAACGCGCTCATGGCCTCGCAGAACGGGATGAACCCCGCGCTTGCGGCCCGAACGGCGATGACTCAGAACGCGAACAACGCCCAGGCGATCGCGCAGCAGAGCGCGCAGGCTGGACTTCAGCAGCAGCTTCAGTCCCAGGGGCTCCTATCACAGCTTCTCGGAACCCAGCGCTCGCAGGACATCTCGAACGCCGGCCTCTACGGGCAACTCGGCCTGGGATCGCAGCAACTCGGGCAGGGCTATCAGGGCCTGGGCCTTCAGGCCGCGCAGAGCGATCTGCAGGGCGCTTTGAACGCGGACCAGATGAATACTTCGCTTGCGACGAGTTCGGCTCAGAGCACCGGCGGGCTCCTAGGCGGCATTTTTGGTGGTGTTGGAAGCGTCCTCAGTGGAGGCGGAGGCAAGGGAAAGGCGAAGGGCGGCCGGATCCCCGGCAAAGCCACCGTGCCAGGGGATTCCCCGGCGAATGACACCGTCCCGATCATGGCATCCCCGGGCGAGATCGTGATCCCTCGCTCGAAGGCCTCGGATCCCGAGAAGGCCAAGGAGTTCGTGAAGCACATCATGAAGAAAAAGGGCGGCTCCGATGCCGAGGGCTTCGGAAAGGTCGTCCAGGCGAAGCGCAAGCGGAAGGCCCTCGAGGAGAAGCGCAAAGATGGCTGATGATGATTTCGATCCCGAACAGGATCAGAGCACCCCGCCGGCTTACATGCTGGCCGCGAACAACGATGACCATTACCTGATTCAGGGCGCAGATGGCTCGACGTTCCCGGTAGCGAAGGACGGCCTTTCGGACGATACGCACGTAAAGATCACGAGTCTTCCCCCGGTGCCGACGGCCTCCTCTGCTTCAGGCGACGAGGAGGAAGAGACGCCGGAAGCTCCCGCGAGCTCGCCCGAGACGCCCGCGGCTCCGGCCGCTCCTGCGAACCCGCTTCTCGCCGGAGCTCAGAACCCCATGGGCTTCATGGCTCAGGCCTACGGTCAGCAGGCCGCGGGGATCCAGGGTCAGGCCAAGGCTCAAGAGCAGATGGCCGACGCCCAGTCTAAGGCGCTTGAACAGTACCAGGCGCAGATCGAAGCGCAGGCCAAGTTCCACCAGCAGAACATCGACAAACTCAACCAGGAGCAGGAGCAACTCTTTCAACAGGTCCAGAATGGGAAGGTCGACCCGGACCGCTACTGGTCGAACCTCACGACCGGAGGAAAGGTCGCGGCCTCGATCGGCGTGATCCTGGGCGGGATCGGCGCGGGCCTGACCCACGGCCCGAACCAGGCCCTGCAGGTCCTGCAGAACGCGATCGAGCGTGACATCGAGTCGCAGAAGGCCGACCTGGGCAAGAAGCAGAACCTCTACTCGATGAACATGCAGCGCTACCAGAACGAGAACCAGGCCGACGCGGCGACGAGGCTTCAGATGAACACGATGCTGCAGGCCAAGGTTCAGCAGGCCGCCGCGCGGGCGGGGAGTCCCTTCGCTCAGGCCCAGGCGCAAATGCTGCTCGGGCAACTCAAACAGCAGCAGATCCCGCTCATCCAGAGCTTCGCCAAGATGCAGACAGACGCGCAACTCTATGGCTCGGGCTCGGGCAAGGGGAGCGGCGGCCTTCCCGTCGGCCAGGAGCCGACCTACCTGCTTCAGGACGAGAAGTATCGGAAAAATCGAATCGTCGTCGGAAACCGTGCCTATCAGGCCGCAAGCGACAAGGACGCCGAGGACCTCCGCAATCTTCAGGCCGAATATGAGCCCGTGCGGAATTTGGTCAATCACCTTAGCTCGCTTCCTCCGTCCTCAATTCTTCCTGGAGGCGACAACCACGATGTCGCAGTCGCCATTCGAGCACGCTTGGTCCCGATGCTTAATAAAATGCACGGCCTGAACCGTCTCTCCGAGGAAGACGTGAAGCTAATGCAGGATCAAATTGGAGATCCTACGAGCATTCGAAAGTTCATCACCAACGGCACAGTGAACGATCAGTTCATCAAGAACTTGAACGAGGACATGGAGAGTAACTATAAGACACGGCTCGTTGGATACCGCGGGCTCGACTCGCTCAAGAGCAGAAAGCAGGGCTGGGATGGCCAATAATTCGGCCCCGGTCAAAGTCTTCAACCCCTACGGGGATCCGGAGACGATCGACTCGTCCGAGCTCGAAGACGCGCTCGGGATGGGGTACAAGCTCGCGACGCCTGAGCAGGTCCGCGATGCTGCCCTGAAAACCCAGTACGGGGGGGCGCTCGAGGGCGCCAAGGCCCTCGGCGAGGGCGTTGGGAGCGGGCTCACCTTCGGTGCCTCGACGTGGCTCGAGCGCCTAGCCGACGCCGGCGACGCCAAGACCTGGGAGGAGGCGATTCAGCACGTTCCGGAAGGAATGGCCGCCCGGGCGAAGTTTCATCCGATTGCGCGGGGAGTTGGAACCGTGATCGGTGCAGCTCTTCCGGCGCTCTTGAGTGCGGGGGCCACGGCCCCTGAAGAGGCGGGTGCGGCGGCCGCTGGCGAGCTCGGTACTCAGGCGACAGGGGCCGAGCTCGCCAATCTCGCCCCGACCTCGCTGGTCAGTACGGCCGGAAAGGCCGTGACCGAAGCCGCGGCTCCGCTCGCCGAGCAGGCCGCCGGCGTCGTCGCAAACCCGGCGACCCACCCGGTGATCAACCAGATCCTGGCGCGCGCGGCTGCCTCCGGAGCCGGATCCGCCGTGGAAGGCGCGGCCTACGGGCTCGGCCGCTCGGTCGATGAGAGCGCGCTCGGCGATCCGGACGCGATGGGGGAGAAGCTCCTCTCGAACGTGGGCTACAGCGCGCTCTTTGCGGGGACCCTGGGATCGCTCTTTGGGGCTGCCTCCGGAGCACGGGAGGGCTTTGCCGAGGGGGCGGAATCGCCCGCCGAGGTCACGCCCGCCCAGGCCCTTGAGGACGCCGGGCTAAGCCCCGCCCCGCCGCCCACCGACCTCGAGCAGACCGCACGCTTTGGCGCTCCGGGGACGCCTTCGGGCCAGCCCACGCTTCGCGATTCGGTCGAGTTTAACGAGCTTGCGCCCGAGAGCCAGAAGGGGATTTTGGACGGGCTCTCTGATCTCAAGCCGAACGCTTCCGAGATCGAGGAGGCCGCGCGCAGGCTCGACGCCCCCCTTCCCGAGGGGCTTCTCAGCGACAGCGAACACATCCAGAAGATCGAGGACATGCTCAGGAACTCCCCGACCCCGGTCGGGATCGAGCGCGCGGCCCTGTACAAGAGGGGCTATGAGCGGGCGACGGGCGCCGTGACCGATGCCCTGGGCGCCGGCGACGATATGACCGCGGCCGAGGCCGGCAACCGCTTGAAGCAGGTCGTGAGCGATGCCTTTGAGCGCAAGGCCGGCCCGATCAAGGACCTCTACAACCAGATCGAGGAGTACGCGCCGGCGATCCCCGTGAGCGATGCCAGCACGGGCGCGATCTCGCGGAACATCCGAAAGATCATCGACGAGCAGAGCCTGATCCAGGGCACGCTCGAGCATAGCTTCGTGGGCACCTTCGCCGACGGCCTCGACCAAGTCGAGAACCTGGCGCAGTTGAAGAAATTCCGAACCGCCCTCGGCCGCGCGACTGGGCCCGAGACGCGCTTCGTTTCCGGGCTCATCAAGGAGAAGCTCGACAACCTCGAGCAGAACGCGATCCGGCGCTTTGCCGAGACGATGAAGACACCCGGGGCGAAGGACAAAATCCTGGGACTTCTTGATCAAATCGAGCAGGCGAAGTCGGGATACAGCGCTCTCCGCGATGACATGGGCCGCCTCGGAAAGACCGTGCTCGGACGCTCGAAGATCTATGGGCCAGAGGACTTCCTGAACGCGGTCGAAGAGCAGACCCCCGAGAAGTTCGCCAAGCGCCTTTTCGCGAAGGACAACTCCGAGTTCCTGCAATGGCTCGATCGCGAGATGCCTGAGGCGACCGACGTGATCTCTCAGTACCAGCGCTCGGCGATCCGCGATGCCGCGACGACAAACGGCGCGATCGACCCGAAGAAGATCTTTAAGGCGCTCGACAAGCTCTCGCCAGAGGTGAAGAAGATCCTGTTTGACCCCGAAGAGCTCGACCGGATCGAGGCCGCGAGGACCTACCTCGAGGCCTTCCCGAAGAACTTCAACCCGAGCGGCACGAGCACGATGGAAGCCTATCGGCGCTTCTTCGAGCATCCGTTCACGTCTCTTGGGACTTGGGCCGTCAACAAGGCGGCCCTCGGGCTTGTGAAGGCCTCCGTCCAGGTGGAGGGAACGAAGATCTCGGGACTCGCGACGCTCGAGCGCATCGGGGCGCAGACCGCCAACCAGATCTCCAAGGGAGCCAAGGCGCTCTTTCGCTTCTCGGGCGACGTCGTTCCCCCCGTCGTGGCCTACGCCGCGGCTTCCAGGGCGGACAAGAAGCAGAAGCTCGAGGAGCGGGTCGCCGACATTCACGAGTACGCAAACGACCCGGCGAAGTTGATCCAGGATCTCGATGCGAAGACGAAGGACCTCTACGCGATCGCGCCCGAGATCACGGGCTCGTTCCATCAGGCCATGGCGCGCGCGGTCCAGGTGCTTGCGGCCCAGCTTCCCCAGCAGCCCATGAACGCCCCGCTGGCTCCGAAGGCCAAGCTCTCGGACATGGAGGCCGCGCAGTTTCAGCGCTTCCATGATCTTCTTGAGGACCCCGTGTCGATCCTTTCGCGCGTGAAGGACGGGCGGGTCACGTCCGATGAGGTCGCCGCGGTCAGGACCGTGTACCCGAAGCTCTTTTCCGACATGCAGAACGCGGTCCTCGAGGAACTCACGAATCACGCGGGCAAGAAGAAGGCGGTGCCATATTCCACTCGTCTTGCGCTCGGCACTTTTCTCGGCCAGGACCTCGACGGGAGCCTGAGCCCGCAATCTCTTCTCGCGAATCAGCAGACCTTGGCGACCCCGGGCCTTCAGCAGGCCGGCAACCAAGCGCAGAACAAGCTTAAGGTTTCCCAATCGGGCCTGGGCCATCTCACGGCCGCCGAGCGCGCGCTCACCCCGATGCAGGCTTCCTCCCAGCGAACAGGCGAAGGCTAGAAGGATTATCGTAGCGATGTGTATAATTTCAGTCGGAGGCCAAAATGGCTTTGATGAGAAAGCGCTACCAGAAATGGCTCGAGGAGCGCGGAAGCCTGCCCAAGCAGGAAGACGAGCCTGAAGAGAACCCCTATGGCCTCAAGGAGGCTCAAGACTCGACCGGCGAGCCCCATACGGACGACGACCTCGAGGAAGAGCACGGGGACATGGAGTACATGTTCGACGGCGGCGAGGTCCCCCATCCCAGGGAAGAGGAGCCCATGATCAGGCATTCGCGCTTTTCGCGCGAGCCTGAGCGTGGTCTTCCGGGGCCGAGGGCGGGCATCGAGAGTCCCGAGCCCAGGGCCGGGAAGCAACGGTCGGCGTTCGCGCGCGCGCTTCGGATGCGGAGGTTCTGAGTCATGCGTTTTTTTGGAAACGAGCAGAACCCGAAGGTAACCACGCTCACTACTCAGGGCGCTGGAAACGGGAGTACCGACTACGTGAACGGGTACGGACGCGGGGTCAAAGTCGTGATCAACATCACGGCGATCAGCGGAACGAGCCCGACCCTCACCGTGACCATCCAAGGAAAGGATCCCACGTCCGGGCAGTACTGGACGATTCTGGCCAGTGCGGCTCTGACCGCGACGGGGACAACGGTCCTGACCGTGTATCCGGCCCTCACTGCGGCCGCGAACACAGTCGCAAACGACGTCCTTCCCCCGAACTGGAACCTGAAATGGGTTGTCGGCGGCACGGGCCCCTCGGTCACGGCCACGATCTCCGCTCAGATGGTTGCATGAGAACGATCAACGAGGCCGGGGCGACTCTGATCAAGGGATTCGAGGAGCTCCGGCTTCAGGCCTACCAGAAGATCTACAACGGGAAGCCCGACAAGTGGACGATCGGCTGGGGGCATACCCGGGGCGTGAAGGAGGGCGATACCTGCACGCCCGAGCAGGCGGAAGCCTGGTTCCTTGAGGACCTTCAGGATCCGGAAAGGATTGTCGATGAGCTCGTCCCAGGGCTCTCCGACAACCAGTTCGCGGCGATCGTCTCGTTCGCCTATAACGTGGGCACGGGCCAGTTCCAGACCTCGCACCTCCTCAAGTACTTGCAACAAGGGGACTTATCGGTCGCGGCCGACGAGCTCCTGAAATGGAACCACGAAGCTGGTAAAGTAGTGGATGGGCTGACCCGCCGGCGGCAAGCCGAACGGGCGCTTTTCCTGACCGCGTAGCGAAGCGACCTCTCAACTGAAGCGACGAATTTGATCCTTCGGAGTCTTACATGCAGTTCATCGCTTCGCACTCGACCGCGATCCTCACCGCGGCCCTCACCATTTCTGAGCTTCTGGCCTTCCTGTTCCCGAACGCCGGCGGCATCCTGAAGGCCGCGATCACCGGCCTGAAGTCGCTTGGCGCAAAGGACGTTGACGGTCAATGACCCTCGCGGCGCTCTTCGCACTCTTGAAGCCAGCCCTGGCGCCCCTGATCGCGGCGCTCTTGGGCTGGCTTATCCCGAGTCCCGGCGAGCTCGCCCGCCAGGCGCAGGCTCAGAACGCGCAGGCCGAGGCGGCGGCGGACGATCCGAAGAGCGGAAACGACGTGAGCAATCTGGACAAGCTGCCATGAAGTACTCCCTTCTCCTCATCCTCGCGGGGCTCACTGGATGCGCAACCGCGGGCAAGGCGCCCGCCGAAAGCGTGAAGACGTGGCTGATCATGCCCACGGGCCTCCGCCATCACGCCGGCCAGGTCGATGAGACGAAGGCCTTCACCGATGCCCAGGGTTATCGGTGCTACTCGCCCGAAGACGATCTCGCGTGGCGCGACCGGCTCGCGGCCGCAGAAGCCGGGTGCGCCAAATGAGCTCCGAGCAGCTCACGATCGGTATGGAGATCCTGGTCGGCGCGATCGGCGTCCCCTGGGTCGTTTTCGTGACCGTGAGCATTTTCAAGATTCAGACGCAACTTGCGGTCCTCGGGATGAAGCTCGATACGCTCGTCGCGCGCCCGCGCCGCCGGCGCTGACCGCGCGCGCGGTGCGTTTTCTATCCATTCCGAGTATAATAAGGCATGGACGCAGGGGGCAAGAAAGCCGAAGTCGATTCCGGGCTCGGCGAGGCGACGGCGATCGCGGACGAGATCCGCGCCCTCATGAAGCGCCTGATTCAAATCGACCCTAACGCGATCAATAGAATTGAAGAAGTT